AGGAGTCGTCTGTTGTATCGTAGGCACTCGTATATTGCTGAATATTGATAGTCGCGAACCTTTACTGGAAGACGTAAAGACTTTACAAACCCAGCCACTGACTGAGGAGTTATCAGACGATTTTCCTCTTTGGGATGACCGAAATTTTCCGACTCCTGAAATTGATAACTATATCCCTTCTCCTTTGCCCATTCCGTTAGATACGAAACTAGACCACAATATATCTCTCCAGTAGCAGGTGAATAGAGGTGGACTTTACCATCCCATCCTCTATACCTATTTTTTCTCTGCATATATTTTGCAGACTCAACTTCAAATGAAAAATATTCTGCTGCTTCTCTATGCAGGTGGGGTTCTGCTTCAACCTTTAGATAGACTTCGTTCTTTTTCTTGATCGACAAGTCCATCGTTACATACCTGCTTGAAATTTCTCCCACTCAATAGCGTTTTTAATTTGAAAGTTACGACTGTTTATCTGTCGTAAAACACCATCAAGAAAGAATAGTACTTGGTCTATATAGTCAATCTTGTACTGAAGTTTTCTGATATCATCATCTGCATCGATAAACATATTAACTTCTTCTTTGGTAGTTAATTTAAAATCAAAAGGCACCTCACGATACACTGTCGCAGGTGCCTTTCCTTTATAATATATCCATTTATCTTTAATCAATCTTCTCATCTCACCTTCTCTTTCTTTCTTCATTAAAGAAAAGGTATTATAAAACTCCATCCATCTCTGATGGAGTTGGGGTATTATTATAGATGCATTACCATATTGATCAGTATCTATTTGGCAATCAGTCTTCCACTTTTCCTGAAGAGTTTCCAGATTCATAACTATCTTGCTTCTTATAAAATTCACTTAGACTGGATTGACAGTCTGGAGGTTCAGGATCCTTGATCCCCTTCATCTTTTTCCACTGTCCGTGCATTGCTCCGAGGATCCAACTTTGGGACAGAGATTTTGGTCCCTCCTTCAAAAGCTGGATTTGAAATTTGGATAGACCAGCCTTCATCTCCAAATACTCCTCTCTCCATGATGTGTCTATGGTTTGTTCTGTCATTATTCTCCCAGTCTTGTACGATATTAGCTGCTTGAAGGTCAACCTCCCTCATGGTATTCTGTATTTTAGCATCAATCCAGATTTTTTTCAACCATTCTATGAGTCCTTGTGCCAGAAAATTTATTGGCATAGGTTGTTTCTTTGCCCATCGTTCGAGCTTCAAATACCAAGTATCCTCTCCACCCCAATGATGTTCAAACTCAAATTTCATCGCTTGGTTTGACTATTGACATCTCTGACTTCGTATAGCATATACTCAAAAGTTGCATTGGCAGTAAAGTATTCATTATCTGAACCAGTAACATCAAAAGGTACTGTAGATAAAGATACAGGAAATAAATTCTTAAATAAAACATCAAAATTTACAATATTATTATTGTTCAATACCTGTAGTGTAGCATCAGAGAATCTACCTTCTCTTCTATCACCCCAATCCCTCTCCCAGGTCTTATACCAATCTGCTCTTTCCTTCATGTCTTGAGGAGTTCCTAATGCTCTTATCCAGTTATGAATTTCCATATAGTTTCTGAGATCTTCATCAACTATAAATTCAAGATTAAGATTTCCATAAACCATATTTCCCTCAACTGGGATAGGAACCATACCTCTAGTAGGTATATCAACCTTACCTAATGTTAGGTCTGGTATCTCTGCCTTCTGGCATAAGAACGAAACCTTCCGTGCCTTATCCAAAGTAAATAAGAATCCTATTGGAGAAAGGTAATTTTTATTTGTTAATTGATCCTTATACCAGTTTGCCATGTTATGCGTTAATGTTTTCCAACCATGATGTAGAGATATATTTCTCACCTTTTAGAGGGGGATTGCCTCTATGAGTGTGAGTAAACCCTGCTGGCCAAATTAATACTTGTCCTCTCTTGGGTTTAAATCGTTTTCTTTGATATAGAAATTCAGTCTCACCACCTTCTTCAACATTATTCAAATACATCATCGTAGCTACAATACGACGATTACAACCTAAACTCCCATCTTCTGAATGCCAAGCATGATATCCTTCTGATGGTAATGTTCTTTGTACATTCAAATATGCTTGTTGATATCTGAAATGTAGTAGTTGCTCATATTGATTAACATACTCATGCATGCACATACCGACTATCTCATTATATTGCTTAACATACAAGTACCCGCATTGATGATCTAACATGAAATCTTCAGTTGCTAGACAGGTATCTTTTCTCTGGTGTGCTTTACGCTCCTTGCCAAAGATACCTCTACGTTTAAACGTAGCACCTACGTTATCTTGATATTTCCAATAGTCGATTAAAGGTTGAGTATCATATTCAGTATCAAAGACACCGATAAAATCCTCAAACTGCATATCAGTAATCATAATACAGTCATAATTTTAACTATTTAGTCACGTACCCAATGACCCCATCCATCTCAATTTCAGGTGGAACAATCAGTACAAACCCTATTCCTAAATTAAATACTCGTCTCATTTCATCTTCTTCTATCTCACCTGCTTTCTGTATCTTATTAAAGATCTCTGGTCTCTCCCAAGAACTATAATCAATCTCTGCTTTTAATCCTTCAGGTAATATACGTGGGACATTCTCAACCAGTCCACCACCTGTGATGTGTGCCATACCTACGATAGGTATCTCATCCATTAGATCTTTAACCTGTGGCCAATAGATTGTAGTTGGTGTAAGTAACTCAGGAGTATCTTTATAATAAAGTTTATGTCTCCATAACATATCATTAATAAGACTGTACCCATTACTATGCAGTCCACTACTGGGTAATCCTATTATCTTATCACCTTCTTTAATTAACTTACCATCAATGATTTCATTCTGTTCTACAATACCTGTACAAAATCCTGCAAGATCATAGTCTTTAGCAAACCTACCATGTTCAGCAGTCTCACCACCTAAGAGATGTACCATTGCCAGATCACATCCCTTGATGATACCTTCCATTATCTGATCTGCTTTATCATCTAACTTCTCGCAAGCAATATAATCTAAGAAGTATAATGGATGTGCTCCACAACAAATCACATCATTAACACACATGGCAACAAGATCTATACCAATGGTTGTCCAATCATTAAACACCATAGCCATATTGATCTTAGTACCTACACCATCAGTACCAGAAACTAATACAGGTTTATCATATCCAGATGGTAATGGCATCATCCCATTAAATCCACCGATATGAGGAACTTTTGATTTTAATCTTTGAACGAATGCATTACCAGCATCAATGTCAACACCAGAGTCTTTATAATTCATAATTAATCATTTATTCCATATTTTGATAAATCATACTTTGCCATCCTTAATGGTTCATGTTTAACTACAGGTGGTTTACCTATTATATCCTCAACCTCACCTACTATCTTCTTCAATCCTATATCATATGGTGTTGGTGCATTTTGTAAGCACACTTGTAAACACAGTAGTTGTTCGTCAGTAAATGTAAAGGTATGATCAGGCATGGATTCTACATGTACTATGAGGATCCCAACAATCAGGACAATCCATTTCTTCTTTATAGTTTTCTAACTTGTGTATAAGATCATCCATTTGACTTGAAAAGTATTCAGCACCTTTCTTCTTAGGATCTATACGTTCCTTTCTCCATTGACATGTCCATATTAGTCTTTGGATATCACGCTCATTAAACTGCATAAGAGGATATTATCATGATATGATATATAGTAATTTACTGTGAGGGAAGGAGTCGAACCTTCAAGTCCCGCCAGGAACATCAGGGAAACAA